CCAGAAGAAAACAAAGTACTTGAAAAGCTTCAAATACTTGCGGTAAAAGCAAAGAAAGACCTTAAAAACTACATACAGGACTTACTTGTAGAACACGTGCGGGGGCAAAAATAAATATTGCAGCTAACGGTTAATGTAATAGGCGTTTTAATGCCTTTTACATCGTGTTGTATGTAGTTAATTGAACGATAAACTTAATAGATAATGACAATAACGAACGAAGATAATATGCAATTAATGGCTAGGTATGAAGATAACCACTTTGACTTAGCTATTGTTGACCCTCCTTATGGGATATGTTACGATGGGGCAAAAAAAACAAGCGGCTCACATGGTGGAAGGAAAGCACACAAGTTCAAAGGGTGGGACACGAACACACCAAACAAACAATACTTTAATGAGCTATTCAGGGTTAGCAAAAACCAGATTATTTGGGGTGCAAATTATATGACTGAATACTTACCACCGAGTATGGGTTGGATTGTTTGGCGTAAAAATAGGGGTAATTTTTCTTCTTCTGATGCGGAATTAGCCTTTAGCTCATTTAATAGGGCGTTAAGGGAATACACAAAAAATCCACTCGTTTTAGTTAGAGAGGGCGGGACAATACACCCAACGCAAAAGCCTATTTGTTTGTATGAATGGTTATTAGTAAACTACGCTAAAGAGGGTGATAAAATACTTGATACTCATTTAGGTAGTGGCTCAATAGCTATTGCTTGTCATAATAGAAAATACGACCTTACAGCTTGTGAACTTGATACTGAATACTACACTAAAGCAATGGAACGTATTGAGCAACATAAGAAACAGCTCACTTTGTTTTAATTACATACAATGAATGGCAATAAAAAAAGTGCAAATAAAACTAATGATATTAATATGAAAAAAGAACTTCGATTAAAGGTTTGGCACAAATATAATGAGCATTGTGCATATTGTGGATGTAAACTTGAATACAAGAAAATGCAGGTAGATCATATAGATGCAAAATATCTAGGTGGAGCGAATGATATAAATAATTACAATCCAAGTTGTAGAGGCTGTAATTTTTACAAATCAACATTTACTATTGAAGGATTTAGAAAGCAGTTAATAACCTTGCATGAAAGATTATTTAAAATATTTATTGTAAAAATGGCTATTAGATACGGAATATTAACATACAAACCTTTTGATGAAAAATTTTACTTTGAAAAACAGAATTAAGCATTTTATTTATTGCGTGTTATTGTGCGTTTTAATGCACTCTAACAAATGTATATAATTTTGTAACAATTAATAAAAATATTAGTATAAAGGATTATGAAGATTAAAAACGAGACCCAATTACAACATCAAATTGTAATGGAATTTTCTCAAAAATATCCGGAAAAATACCGACAATTGATAGCAATAAATAATGAGGCTGCAAATGATAAGCATGCTCAGAAATTGAAAGCTTTTGGAGTTGTTCCGGGTGTTAGCGATTTGATGACGTTTTTGCCAGGAAAGCAAGTAATTTCAATTGAGGTGAAAATCCCGGGGAGCATTCACAAAGCAATAAAAATAATAAATCAATTAAACTGGATTATATTCATGGAATCAATTGGGTTTGAAGGCTATTTTTGTACTTCCGTTGAAATGTTTTGGCAAATATATGAAGGAAATATTTATCAAGCTGAAAAAATACGGAGCAGTGTAGAAGCTCAATTGCGAAATCTTAAAAAAACTATTAAGTTTTGAATATTTAATATAAAATTATGACTGAAAAAATAAAAAAAGCAAATGAAATACAGATTGGCGATACAATTATGGTTGAAGTAAGAGTTGATGAAATAGTCCATTTGTTTGATGAAATTTGTCCGATGATTAAATTTGAAACAAGGCAGAAAATTTATCTTCCTGACGATAATATTACAATTATTAATAATCGTGATGCAAAATTTATTGATTTGCGATTCAAAAAACAAAAATAGTATAACCCTTTAAAATAAAATTACAATGAACACCGAACAATTTACCTATAAAAATAGGGAACAATATTTGAAAGCTTTAGACCATGAGCCGCCGAAAAGTTATTTTAAAATAAGAAAATTAGGAGGTGCAAAAGAGCATACTTATATTCCGGGAGCAATCAAAGAGGCTTTCGCCGATGCAATGTTCCATCAGTGGAATGTTTTTGATGAAAAATATACATTTCTTGGTGCTGATTTTGCAGTTTGCACAGTGAAAATCACTTATATTCCAAGCTTCCCGGGGTCAAATGAGCAACAATGTACTGGATCCGCTGCCGTTCCAATTCAGGGAAGTTCCGGCAATGCTTTAGAATATCAAATCCCCGCGATTCGGGCAGAGGCAATATCAAATGCCTTGCAAAGTTTAGGAAATATATTTGGAAGAAATGTTGGTAGAAAAATTGTTCCAAATAATTTTGCACTTCGCAAATTTAAGGATGATCCTGACCCGAAAAAAACTAAAAAAGACAATTAAAATGGAACATGAAATAATTAATATTGGTTTTGATTTGCCTGAATTGGATGTCAATAAAACACCCGACGAAAAGCAAAGAACTGAAGATTGGCACAAAGCAAGATTAGGCAAATTCACAGGGTCTAAGATGTCTGAATTAATGGCTTGCGGACGTTCTTCATCTCGCCAAACCTGGAATGATGTAAACAAAGTATTTGATTTTGGCAAAGGTGCAATTGATTATATCTATGCAGTTGCGATGGCAAGGAGTACAGGGATTCCAGATATGCCGGTTGAAACTTGGCAAATGAGATACGGAACAGGAAATGAAATAAAGGTGAAAGAAAGAATGATTGCTGATAAACTTGTTAATTCAATTAATGAACATGGTTTTGTTTCTTTTCCGGCGATGACTTTTGCTGGTGCAAGCCCGGACGGCTCAACTTTTTTTGAAGATCGGGAGGTTGCATTAGAAATAAAATCTTCAACAAATTGGGCTGCATATAAAAAAAGAATGGGAATACCTTTCGACGACAAGCACCAAGATTGGTGGCAAGTTCAAGCTGAAATGATAGCATTAAATATGAGTAAATGTTTGTATGCCGCTGCCCTTCCCGGAATTGATAATTATAGTTATAAAATAATTGATAGAAGTCCTATTCATGAAAAATGCTTGAAACAAAGACTGATAATTGCTGAAGGAACGGTGCAACTATTTTGTAATTCAAACGTAGAAGAAATTGAACCTATATTAGAAAAAGTAATTTTAAAATTTAAAAATAAATAAAATGGAAAATCAAAGCGAAGTAAAAATTATTGGATTAGAAGTTAAAGAGCAATTTGGATTTATAAAAGCTTGCAAATTGAAATTTGATGAGAAAAATAAATTGGTAGCTATAAAAGGTGAAACCGGATCTGGCAAAACAACATTGCAAAAATCCCTGAAACTTGTAACACAGGGTTCTGATACTTTGAAAGATGACAAGCAACTGTACGGAAATATTAACCAAGAAATTCAATTGTTGGATGGTGAAACTAATTTGTATATTGGTTGCCGATCTGATAAAAATGGCAACCTTTCCTATTCTCTTTATTGCAAAGATGTTGAAGGAAATAAAGTTGCGAATCCTATCATTAACGGTGTGAAAGCTACGCCAGCCAAATATTTGCAAGCATTACAAACTGAATTAACTTGGAGGGCAGCCGATTTGACTAGTGAAAATATGACAGTACAAAGAAATATTTTGCTGAAATTATTCCGCCCGGAGCTTGAAAAAGTTGGAGTGATCTTTGACCCAAAAAACGAAAAATATGAAGGTTCTATCCTCAATATTTTAGAAGCTGCAAAAGACAAAAGAAGTCAAAAAGATTATGCCAGAAAGCAAATTGGTGGCTATGCGAATCAATTAAAACAAGATCATAATGTTGATGTTGAAAATGTAGAAACTTATCCAACACAAATTGCAATTGAACCATTGCAGCAGGAATTAATGAAAGTAAAATTCTCAATTGAAAATGCTGAAAAAGAGGCAACGCAAGAAAAAGAAATCCAGCTTTCAAAATTAGAAAATCAAAAATTGAATATTGAAAAAGATATTGCTGAGTTTAATGGATTAGTTGATGCTGCGAATAAAACTTTTAAGGAAGATTATGATTCACAAGTTGCTGAATTGGAAGATTCGAAAAACGGAATAAGTTTAATAAAAGTAGGAATATCGAAAATTAATTCTAAATATACAACTGAACTTTCAATATTATTCGAGAAGGTTGTAAATTCTATTAATGAAACAATAATTCAAGATGCAGAATACCTTCCAAAAATCCAAACCACAACCTACAACGGAAAATCGCAAAACGGAATTGACCTTGCAACAAAATTAGAGTTAATCGATAAGCAAATTAATGACCTGAAAAACAAAGAAATTATAATTGATAATTCTGAAAACTATCAAAAGATTACTGAATACGAAACTAATATTTTGCAAGCTCAACAAAACAAAAAAACACTTGATGCAATTGATATATTTATTGAATGGCGGGATGCTGATAGACAAGTAGCAAAACTATACAAAGAATATTATCAGCTGCTATCAAGCATTAAAACAGGATTGAACGGCATGAACATAACTGCTGATGAAGATGGAAAGATTTATCTTGTTTATAATGGCGAATATGACACAAAATATTTCAATAATCCGGAAAAAGAATTCCGCAAAATTTCAAGCTATTCCGGTACTCAAAAAGCATTAATCACTTTGTTGGTGCAAGCATCATTGTTGAATAAAAAACACAAAGCAATGAGGTATTTGTGGTTAGACGAAACCCCTATCGATAACAAAACAAGAAACTTGCTTGAGGTAATGGGTGAAAAATTGAACGTAACTATTTTCGTCTCGATTACCGGCGATTTTGAAAGAAAAGAATTGCAGCAAGGAGAAATATTTATTGAAGGTGGTGAGGTTTTTTTTAATGAATAAAATTGCTATCATGGAAAAGATACTTACAAACGCAGAAATTTGCCGCAGAAAATGTATTAATTGCGGCTATGATGGAGGTGTTAGACCTTCAACAATATTTGAATGGTGAAGCTGATATACTTACAGGTAGATGGATTTAATTTAATTTAAAATGGAATTTATACAAAGGAGGCTCAGATAATCACAAGCATATAAACATAAATAATGATAGTAAAATATAAAACAAAATACAAAGGAGAAATAGATTATAATAATAGAGGCGAAACTAAATGTAATATTTTTTCTGCTGTATTTGTTGCAAGTGGATATTGCTGTTTTTACTGCAAAAACTTTATAAAACATGATAGAAACAAAAAAGAAATAAAATGTAAAAATAATAATATTGAGCAAACTTGGACATTCAATAAGTCATTTGGAAATGACCGGTAACAATGGTTGTATAATTTCGTGCATTTTCGCATGAATTATACAACGTATTAGGGGACTTTTATGAATTATAAAGACAAAAAAGAAATAGCAGTATTTGTTATAGGAATGGTCATGTGTGGGATAATATTTTACCACCTCATATTTCATTACTTATAACAAAATGTATAATTAAAATATAATTATGGAAATAGTAAAAGGGAAATTTAAAAATATAGGAATTAATAAAATTGATATTGATTTAGTTGTAAGTAAATGGAATCATTTATGGATACTTGCAGAATGGGAACGAGACAACTCATGGAGAGTGATAAAATATATTAGAAAAGATTCTGAAAACACCGAAATAAAACTGACAATCTCTTGGCGACAAGCAAATGAATTAGTTAAAAGGCTTGATTTAAAACCTATATTGGTAGGCTTAGGGAGCGGATATTCTTGGAGGCGTGAAAAAGATTGGGTGTATCTTGATAATTGGAGGCGTGAAAAATATGCACAAAGAAATGAAACAATTTGTAACTGCGAAAACGAACATTGGAAAGAAGATGAAGGTGGAGACTGGTACTGCACTATACATGACAAATCGTAACCAACCAAAAAAATAAACGTACATTATAAATAAATTAGCGATGAAATTTGCAGTAATAAATACAGAAACAAATAAATTAGTTCAACCTCGAAATTACTATTTCGTAATAAAACAAAATGGCGAATTATGGACAGTAAATCATGATTTAAGTTTTACAAAAGCTGATGATAAATTCAAAGTAGTTAGCGAACTAAGGGAACTATTTGATAATTTTTACAAGTGGCATGATTCCTTGACAGTAGCCGAAAGCGACAAACATTCATTAACCAGCGCAATTGAAGAGTACTTTTTTAAAATTAAAATTATGCCTAAAAGAAAGTTTTACAAAAGCTGATGATAAATACAGTTATTATGAATACGAAGAAGGAAGAAGAAAGAAAAATACAGATACAAGTTGAAATAGATTGGCTAAAAGCCAAAATAACAACTGGATTAAAACCTAAACACAGAAAACAGTTAGAACATCAAATAAAGAAAAAAGAATATGATTTGGGTTTGGGTATATTCTCAAGATAATTGTATTTAACATCTGTATATCAGTCCCTTTTATTGCAAAAAAAGAAAATAATGAAAGCTGAAATTATTGAAAAGGGTAAATTTTACTATTACGCAAAAGAAGTTAGAAAGATGTTGTGTATTGAAGTTGGTGAAGAACAATCTAAATTTACAGACTATAAAAAAAGTCTATATCAATTTGACAACCATGATATGTACATTGATAAATACAAAAATTAAATGAACTATTACTACGCAGATTGCTCGGTTAGCTTTACCGATAACTCAGAAAATAAACCAATTTTACAAAACTACTGAATGTGCGAGGGCAGATTAATGCTAACATCTATATATCCGTACCTTTTATTGCAAAAAAAACGAAAATTATGCAAATAACCCTCCGCCCCTATCAAGAAAAAATGGTTTCAGATATTAGAAACTTTTTTTTAAAAGGTGGCAAGTCTGCAATTGTAACATCTCCGACCGGATCCGGTAAAACCGTTGTTTTTTCGTATATTTCTGCATTTGCCGCAAAAAAACAAAACAAGGTTTTAATCTTCACCGATCGTGGCGAACTGTTACTGCAGACCGGAGGAAGTTTAAAGAATTTTAATCAAAATCCGTTTTACATCCAAGCCGGTTGTAAGTTTGTGAACCAAGAACAAAATGTTTTTGTTGCAATGACAAAAACATTAAAGAATAGGATTGATAAAAATATCTGGAAACAATGGTTTGATTCAATTTCTTTGATAATCATTGACGAATGCCACAAGCAAGATTTTAACTGGCTGTTTGAAGATGAATATCTGAAAGATAAATTAGTTTTAGGATTCACAGCCACGCCGGCACGGTCAGGAAAAATGAGACAATTAGCACTTGATTATGAAGAAATAATCACTTCGGTAACAGTTCCGGAACTCATTGAATTAGGTTTTCTTGTCAATGATGATTATTATGGGATTCATTCGCCGGATTCAACAAAATTGGGTTACAGCTATCTAAAAGGTGATTTTGATGAAAAACAAATGTTTCAACAATATGACCAGCCGAAACTTTACCAAGGTGTTGTTGAAAATTGGCAAAAAACAGCAAAATATACACAAACATTATGCTTTTGTGTTAATATTCAACACGTAATCAAAACAACTTTAGAATTTAGGAAAGTTGGTTTTGATGCAAGGTTTATCACATCCGGCATAAATGAACCAAAATTGAAACCGGATCCAACGAAAGCCCAAATTTCAATATATGAACAGAAATCTAAATTATTCGAATTATACAAAAGTAATATTGAAGTTTGCAGCGGCGAAAGAACCCAGCTATTTAATGATTTTGCTACAAAAAAGTTTCCCATTTTGGTTAATGCCGGCATAGCGACAACCGGGTATGACAATCCCTCTATTGAAACTGTAATCGTGAATCGTGCAACCATGAGCCAAACGCTATGGATGCAAATGATTGGTAGAGGCTCCAGAATTTTCAACGGAAAAACCCATTTTAATATATTAGATTTTGGCGGTAATGCTGAAAGATTAGGCCATTTCACTTCACCCAGGTTTTGGAGCTTATGGCACAAGGAAGCCAAAGGCGGTGGAATTCCGCCTGTTAAATTTTGTGGCTATGATAGCAACCAAAAACCAATAAAAGCCGAAAAAAAGGGATGCAAACGAATGATTTTGGCTGTTTATAAGATTTGTCCGTTTTGCGGTTTCATTTATCCGGAAAAAAAGAAACAAAGCTTTGTTGAACTTGATCAGATTATTTTTGATGGCCATACTGCTGTTCGAACAAAGAAAATAAAAGATATGAATGTTGATGAACTTTATAAATATAGGGAGCTAAAGAAACACAAAATGAGCTGGTTTTGGAGGCAATTATATTATAGGGGTGGAGTTGATGGAATTATTAAATTTGGCAGAAAAAGTCATTGGAGCAGTTCAACAGTTGAACGTGCTATTAGTTTTTGTAAATCGTTTTGATATGATAAATTTTCACAACATCGATTGCATAGATTTTATGAAACAAAAGCCAGAGAATTATTATGATTTGGCTATTGTTGATCCGCCTTATGGAATTGGTGCAGATAAGGCACAAAATAATGGAGGCGAAAAATGGGGGTATAAAAAATATAAAAATACTGATTGGGATAAGGAAATCCCTAAAAAAGAATATTTTGAGCAATTATTAAGAGTAAGTAAAAACCAAATCATATGGGGAGGAAACTATATGACTAAATATTTATTCCCATCAATGGGCTGGATTATATGGGATAAAGGGCAAAGAAATTTTTCCCTTGCTGATGGAGAAATGGCATGGACAAGTTTTAATAAAGCAATGAGAATATATGGGATAAGTAGAGGCAAAGCATTAGCAGAGAATAATAAAGAAGGAAATAGAATCCACCCAACCCAAAAACCAATCCAACTATACCGATGGCTATTACAAAATTATGCTACCAAAGGTGATAAAATTCTTGATACTCATGGTGGTTCTGGTTCAATAGCGATTGCGTGTAATATTGAAGGGTTCGACCTTGATATTTGCGAGATTGATAAAGATTATTTTGAAGCAAGTAAAAAAAGATTTAACATCCATAAATCTCAATTGAAATTATTCTAATGAAAAAAGAAACCGCCCAAAATCTAATCAACTCACACGGCAAAAAAGGAGCAGTAAAATTTCTTAAATTGTCATTGCGGAATGAAAAACGAAAATATGTGATTAAAGAAATTAAGCAGCTGCAAAGAAATGTTGCTGATTTGATTGTTGAAGATTTGTTGAAATAAAGGAATATGAAAGACAAAATAATACTAAACATCCTTTTGTTTTTAGAAACGAAAGATTTGCAATATAAGCACAAAGCAATTGATTTGCTGCCTGGATTCGCAAAAGATTATACAACGCCACTAAAAATAAAAGCCTCGCAAATATCATTGTACGAGGCTTTGAAAATGTTTATCGGAAATAAAGAAGGCTATGCAGAAACTATTGTTGTGTTGTGGAGTGCTTTGAAAAGGAGGTGACTATTTTTTATTTAACCATTGATTCAAAATCTTGGTTGCTATTTGTGCTGTCATTACTGGTGGAACTGACATTCCTATTAAATAATGCGGTTTATTAGAACAAAAATCATAATCTATTGGATATGTCCCACAATAACAGCATTCATGTTTATTTATTGGTCTGCAAATATCAGAATGATAAGTATAATTTGTTTGTGCGGGGATTGTTGGACATATTTCACTATTATTTAATCTTATCCAATTAAAAAAACTCCCATCAGCAACCGTACTAAAACTTTTCCCAGGTTTTGTTTTATGCCAATATTTCAACGCTGTTTTTGTCGTATTTGCATCTTGGTAATTCGGAGATTTATTTGCGATTTCACCCCACAATATGAAATCCTCATTAAATTCCAATTTCAATTCCGGCAAAACAGTAAACAAATCTTTTTGAACTAAAAACGGTTTTGCTAAGTCTTTTCGTAAACATACAAAAAAAACTCTTTCACGCCTTTGTGGAACTCCCATTTTTGAAGCATCTAACAACCAATGTTGGCAATAATACCCTGCTTTGTCAAATTCTCTGTAAATTGCTCTCATATATGACCAAGCTTCACCCATCATAATTCCTTTTACATTTTCAGCTATTACAATTTTTGGCTGTAATTCCTTAGCCAAATCAATAAAATCAAAAAATAAGTTGTCTAAAACTTGTTTCGCTTGTCCTTCTCTGAATTTTTTTTCTTTACCCCAGTCCTTTTCCCTATTGCCTGCCATTGAAAACGAGCTGCAAGGTGGCGAACCGTCCAAAATATCAAGGTTGTAAAGTTCTTTTGGTAAATCCTTTCTAAGTTTAAAAGTCTGGATAGGTTCTAAATAAGCATATTTTGGGTTGTGGTTTGTTTTGTATGCTTCCATCATTTTAGGGTCTATTTCGTTGCACCCTATCACATCAAAGCCAGCCAATTTGTAACCCATCGTAGAACCGCCGCCGCAAGCAAAACAACTAAAAACAGTACCTTTGTCTTTTGTAAAGTTAGCATCTTTTAACGTCCATTCATATTTGAATCTATGCTGGTTTTTCATACTTCCAATTTCAAATTAATCAATTCCTTACCCAATTCATGCAAATAATTTTCAACTTTCTGAACAACCTGTTTTTTCTTTTTTTCAGAGCTATTTCCGGTCTGATTTTCGTTTTTGACATTATTCACTAATGTATAATTTTCATTTATTGCTTTAGCAATTTCTGTTAATTTTAGCGGGTATTTGTTTATTTGTCTCATGCCTTCAATTTTTTATAATATTTTTTCAATTCAATTCTATGTTCCGATTCTGACAAAATTTGATAAAATCGAGTAGTAAACCAGCGATGTCCAATTTTCGCTTGTTTCTTGTCTTTCGAGAGCTCATCAATTATGTATGACGAACCTGTGTATTTGTTGTATAAGATTTGTTTTTTTTGTTTCATTTTTTCTAAATTAAAAATTTCTTTCTATTTTTTTAATTTTAATTTTTTAGTGATTTCTTTTTTTATAAAATTCATCTAAATTAGATGTTCTTTCATTATTTATATATTTTTTATCGTTCTCATGTATTTTCGCAATAGCAATTTTTGCACTGCGAATTTGCACCTTATTCAAATCGCAAAATTTGGGGTCTAACAATGCCCATTTTTTTGTTTGAAAAACTATTAAGTAATCCTTGCTGCATATGACATCTGACATAACCATCTTATTTTCCCATCTACTTGTAAAGTCGGCAGGTTTATTTTTCATTTCTTTTATAACAAAATCAATTATTTTTTTTTCTTCTATTGATTGAGACGTTTTCCCATCACCTGAAAATATACTGAATTGCGATTCCATTAATATGATAACTACTAAAATTAATACAATACCTCCTAACATAATTTCTATTTTTTAAATTTACACCTTTCACCCAAAAAGCCCGCAAACTTTGAGCTTGCAGGCTGTGTTATTTCTTTTAAATTTCAGTTATTAATTTGATGTAATAATTTCCCATTCTGATTTGATTCTTGGAACTACCACATTTTTTCATGATTCCCAGATTGCAAAGTCCAGTAACTACTCTTTTTATTTGCAGATCCGAAAAATCAGAATTCACACACTCTAATTTTCTCCACATCTCACTATGAGAATCTATATATTTAGTGCCTCCATAAGTGCAAAAATGCCCTTCAACGGGTGATTCTGCATTTAAACCGTTCTCTTTTAGCAATTCAATTTCTTTCTCACGCCTTGATGTTCTTTGAATGTCTGAAATTAGAGATTCTATACCTACATTTCCTTTTGTGATGCTTTCTATTATTCTGCTTTCTAATGTTTTCATTTTCATTTTTTTAAGTTTTTAAATCTATGTAAATATAATATATATACCGATACTGTGCAAATAAAGTTACGTTTTTTTGCATTTTTATTGTGTTATGTATCAGTTAGTTAGAAATTATTTTTGTTTTATTTTCCGAAACATGATATTTATCATGCTTTTGGACGGCGATTTTTTGGCAGAAACTAAAAAACCGCTCAACTTAATGAGCGGTTTCCTAATAACTAAAATTTAAAAATATGAAAATATGAAACGGGCTACCACCTCCGTTTTTTCTTTTACGTATGGATTTTGAAAAGGTTACAAAATTTCAATAAAAAATTCTTCCGGCAACAAACTATTTAATTGACTCATGGCGTCCTTAGAATATGTTACGTCCGTCAATCCATCTTTATTGATGTCTGAGACACCGTTTCCAATTAATATACAGCCTTTTGTATCGTCCTTGAAGTTCCCGTAATGGATTAGAATAGCGTATCTGTTAAGCACATTTAAAACATGAAAACACCAACCAAATCTATCAGAATGTTTTTTTACACATTTATATAATCCGGTCGGAATGCAAGATACATTTTGTTTGTTCCCTATCCATGGTAATTCTAATGTATCAAATTTCCGAGCTACCCTCGAATATGAATTATTTTCTAAAACATACAATTCACCTAAAGTTTGTTGGTCTTCCGGCTCTCTGATTAGAACTAATTTTTTATCCATTATTTTTTTTTGATTTTATTAATAATTCCTTCGGCAACTCCGCCGGCAAAATAGAATCCAATTATCAAACTAA